TGATCAGACGGTGACCGATGTAGTTCAACCAACGGAAGCGCTGGATGGTCGTGTTGTTGCCCGTGCTGAGGTCGACCGTCGGGAGAACCACCTGCACATACGTGCGGTACATCAAGTCGGCATTGCGGTTGATGATCGCAGTCACACGCTTGTTAAAGTCCGCCTGTCCGTTGAAGGTGACCTCAATGGACTCCATGGCAAAGTTCGTGTGGCGCTTGAACAGCACCTTCCAGAAAGTGATTTGCGGGTTGCCCGAGATGTAGATATCCTGCGCGCCATACGAGACAAGCTGTAAGAGACCACCACCCATGTTGTTTAGTATGAGTGGATAAAAAAAAATGCCGGAACTTCTTCATTTTCAGAGACGACGACTTTCAAAGAAAATGCGCATCTATGCCGTGAACTGCGACAAGGGTCGCGCCGACCGGTTATATGCTGCCGCATCCTCGTTACACCTCGACATGGTCCTTGTTGCAAGTCCACTTGCCGATTCGGAGGAGGTGGTGCGTCGGGGCAAGGCATGTTTTGAGAGGGGTACGAGTTACCCCACTGGATGTGCGGCAACCATCGGACACTTGCGTGCGCTCGAGCAGTTTGTTGCCGACGGGGATCCGCTTGGAATTATCATTGAAGACGATGTGCGATTCCATCGTGATTTTGTGCGGATCGTGGACGCAATGGTCCCGCATATGATGAGTGGAGAGACAGATGTCCTTTCACTTGGATATGTGAACATCCCCTTGGGTGAACGGACATGGGTGGGTACCGAATTGATTATCAGGAATGTCGGTGTCTCCAATCCATGGGGCGCACAATGCTATATGGTGACGCGTGCATATGCGGCGTTTCTCGTGAACATGTTTCGAGAGGATGACTTGTCGCTTCCGTATACGAATCACTTTGTGACGGACTGGGTCTTGTTCGATCCGGCAAACGGATGCAGACGAGACACACTTATCTTTCCGATTGCAATTGAGTCGCCTGATGAACAGACAATTGCGGGGAGTACAAACAAACCGAACATTATCGAACAATGTGCACTCAACCCTGACGATTTTCGTCTGTAAGATGTAAATGGACGACGTTCACTTGGAGGTTCCTTTCGATGAACTCCGGTCATCTAAACTGTATAAAGTCCTCAAGGATCCGACTACAAAGGGGTTTCCAAAGGTAGATCAGATGTTCAAGGTCGTTAATATTACTCCTGATAGACGGTATGTAACCATAATGGCGGTACCTCGCGGGGATTCAGAGTTAATGATGCAGATGGAGCACGATACGTATCCCGAGCGTAGTTTTGTACTGATGAACCCTCCGGCGGCCGCGGCGGCGGGTGGTCGGCGTAGACGCAGTCGGCGTGCTCGTAGACGCACGCAGAGTCGCAGACGCTACTGATTCTGTCGATGATAACACCTGCGACACACCGGTTCGTAGACTGCAGGTCCTCCCACGACAATTTGTTGGTCTGAGTCACATTTACGGCGTGTAAAGGGTGCATGCGTGCCGTCGTTGCAATCTACGCACAGTGCAGACAAGAGAGTGACGGAATCCGCAAGAGGGATGCAGAGTGTCAATTCTCCAAACAATGCTCGATTCGAATCGCCATTGAGTCCAACGAGAACAAGTTTCTTTCCAAGAGTGTCCACAACAAACTCGACCAGCGTAACAAGTCCTGTAAAGAACTGCGCCTCGTCGACCACGATAACATCAAATGGATGCAAGAACTCGTCTGTGAGTGTATTTAGCGTATTGGTCGTTAGACATGGAATCCGTTCACCTGAATGAGTTACGATCTCATTTGCATTCAGGTACCGCGTATCCAGTGCATGGTTTACAACAAGAGCTTGCTTTCCAATGGATGCGTAGCGCCGTACAATGGACAAGATGTGCGATGTCTTGCCGGCAAACATGGGTCCCATAATAAGTGTGAGTGACATTTGACCTTTCTTTCAATCTTCTGTTTAGACTTTAGAGAGCAGGTGCGCCCTCTTGGCACGGGCGCGCAGTGTCGACTTGCGTCCGCTGGTCTTGAGTCCGTGAGACTTCAAGACGCGCTTGAGCGCCTTTGCAGTGTACTTGCGCGCGCCTCCGGCCAACACGGGTGCATTGTAACTTTCAGCGACTTCTTGAGGCATATTTACACATTACGGGTGAAAAAAACGCAAATGGATGAGGATTCTGCACTTGCGATTGCCATTGCAACGATCGTCGCATCTATCTTCATTTGTGTGTGTGTCTCGTATTTCCGGCGCGTCGAGTACGACGATCACCTCCCATTGGAGTAGGTATGGATTGCCTCCCGTCGCTCTCTAGCTAACCGATTACGTCTTTCACGGTTATCGATCGCGTATTGTTTATAGTACTCCTTGAGTTTGTCGGAGTGTTGTTGCCTGTATTCGATATTGTACTCTGTTCTTTTTTCTCGGTTTTCAGTGTGGTACTCTCGTCGCTTCTGCAGCATTTCATCGCGATGCTGCGCGTAATATTCTTTACACTTGTCCTTATGCTGTTGTCTAGTTTCTGGAGTATTGTCTGTTAGAGGATTCCGAGTGTTCAAACATAGGTTGTTGTTCTTATGTTCGCTGATAAACCATAACTCTCTCTGCAATAGTTGTTGTTTTGTTTCACATGGAAAAGATTCAATAAGAATGATCGTTACGTTATCCCACCCAACCGTCTTGATATGGTTATACATGTGATTTGTTTCTGTATTTTTGGATGCATATTTGTGAGATGCTAATCTAGACGATAATGGTCTGATAGTGGATCCGAAGTAGTACTTTCCATCGGAACATTGAAGTTTGTATATTTTCCCAGTCTCGTACCCCATTGCATCCATAACTTCATTTGTTTGTAAGTCACTCGAGAATCGCACGAGCAGTGATATGCATTGCGGCAAGTTCCTGGACCCATAATTTCATAGCGTATGGTATCGTCTTTTGCAGGAAATCGGTTCGGTTCCCGCAGGATCCGCACGAGTAGATCTTTTCAACTGGATTCACGATGGCAAGTGTACCGCACTCCCTGCAGAACCCCGTCAAGAACGGATCGGACACGTCCATCAGACGCTCCTTTGTAAACATGGAAATGCCGTGCGACAACATGCAGTCCCTCTCCATCTCACCTACACGCAGACCACCATCCCTCGACCGTCCTTCGCACGGTTGACGCGTTAACGATACAATGGGTCCGCGACTCCTCGAATGCCGCTTATCAATGACCATATGCTTGAGTCGCTGATAGAAGGTGGGACCCATAAAGATTTCTGCTTCAATCATCTCGCCCGTCTGTCCGTTATAGAGAATCTCATTGCCGTACGGATGCATACCAAGTGTCGTCATGTGCTTGCGCAGCGCATCCACCTTGAGATGGTTGTAGGGTGTGCCGTCACCCAAGGTTCCTGTACGACTACAAATCTTGCCGAAGATCGTCTCCATCAACTGTGCAATGGTCATGCGAGACGGAACTGCGTGAGGGTTCATGATGAGGTCCGGACGCAGACCCCCTGCAGTGAACGGCATGTCTTCTTCGTTCAACAACATGCCCACCGTTCCCTTCTGACCGTGCCTCGACGAGTTGCCGGTGAAGACACATCCGCCCTTGCGCCGCACGAGAAACACCTCGGAGGGAACACGGATGCAATACACCTTTCCGGAAAATGCAAAGACACGCTCCGTCTGTCCATCTTGGGAATTGACATGTCCGTGATTGAGTGTGGGGCGAGTGCGCGTCCGCCGAATTCCGATCCTCCACGAATCTGCAGTGCTCTTGATTGTACGATCTCCAAAGATAACCTCGTGACCTGCCGGGTACTGCAGGGATGACTGCGACGTCCATCCCGCCTGCTGAATCACCCTTTGGATATCGTCGCGCAGTGCGATTGACGAGGTCAAGTAGGAGAGACACGTGTCAGACTCGTGACCATCACCCGAACAGAGTCCAAGCAGCAGAGTCTTGGACTGCTCTGCGGACAAGGACCACGTCCAGGAGGGCAGAGACTTTTGCGTGGCACCGACACTCCATGCCTGCATGTAATATGCGAGATTACGCTCATTAATGTAGAATTTCCGCGACGTCTCGCCGAAACTGTGTGCGAGATCCAGGCGCTCGCAAATGTCTCGGAGTTGGCACTCGACACGCGGTTTGTTTGCAGCGAACTCGAGACGACGAATACTTTGCTCTTCGTTGATGTACACCCATCCCTCTGCGAACCAGATGCCGACCAGCGTCAACCAATCATGGGCAGCGGATCCGCTAAAGTGAAACGATCCAATTGTAAAGTCAAGATCTGGCGTCGCCACCGGTGCCGCAGACTGAAACCGGACACGCTTGCCCATCATGTTGCGTGCGGTTACGAGTTCGTACTCCTTGCGATCGCGCTTCTGGACCCACATCCGGTGGTTCAGCGTGGTGCACAGCGACACACCCTGCGTCTCCACCTCGTACATGTTTCCCTCGTGGTCGAAGGACATGCACTCGAGCGGGTTCACGTACTCCATCTTGCCCGTGTCGCGATTTAACTGCGCGACCTTGTCCTCCATCTCTACGTCGGCAATGGAGACCCATCCGCGGTTCTGGGTCATGACCTCGTGGTCGTCCGTGAGGCAGAACTTATCGCCTATCTGCGGGACACGTTCGGACACCACACGGACCTTGATAAACGGATATCCATCCGAATTCTTGTCCTTCCAGACCCCGTCGATACGGCACGTCTCGGCATTCTTGTGCGTGGTCGACACGTCGCGATACGCATACCCTGCCGCATCGTTGCGCAGATTGGCAACCTTGCCAATGACCACATCATTCTCCTGCAAGATCGAGTTCAGGATCGGAATACCATTCTCACCGATTGCATCGTAACTTGTATTCTTGAACTTGCGGGTATTGTGCTTGTTGGGTTTCATGAACTTTTCCTCACGACCCGAGGTCACATTGCGGTGCTCCTCATCCTTGTACATGGTGTAGTAGAGACCACGAAACAACCCGCGATTGACTGCACTGCTGTTCATGATGATCGAATCTTCCTGGTTGTACCCTCCATAACAGGCAATGGCAACAATGGAATTCATTCCAAAGGGCATGGTGTGCATTTTGAGAAGGTTCATGCTTCGTGTCTCCACAATGGGGCGGGTCAAGGAGCACAGAATGTATGCATTCTTGTCGAGACGCTTGGCAAAGTTTGTGGCGTACGTGCACATGGACTGCTTGCCCATTGCAGACTGATAGGTGTTTCGAGGCGACTGATTGTGGTCCGAAAGCGGAATCGTGCCTGCCATGTGTCCCAGCAGAAGCGAAGGATGGATCTCGTAGTGCGTATGGGTCGTCACGCTCTCACGCGTCACGGCAATGCGCAGGGTCTCCGTCTCGGATGCATCAATGTACTCGACGCACGTACGCACCCACTCCGTCCAGTCATTCACATTCTTGGTAGGCGGACTCTGTCCTACACGAAACACGGGACGAACTACACGACCGCCATCCGTCTCAATTGAAATGGTATTTGCCAAGGTGAACCAGGCAATGGACGTATGCGGGTGGATGCGCATGGAATACTTTGCTTGGCGCAGGGCAGTCACCAAGGCGTTTGGGTCGAGGGTATACGCCACAATCACGCCATTCACAATCACCGGCGTTCCCTCATATCCCCTTGACGTCGACACCCACTCGAGCGGATGGTCCTGCAGAAAGTTCAGAATTGTATGCGAAGGAATGTGCTGAGAAATGGAGGTGAGAAGCGACATGGTCTTGACGATACCGACGGAATGACCCTCTGGAGTCTCCACCGGACACATGAATCCCCACGACGTTCCGTGCAACTTACGAGGGGCAAGCAACTTGCCAGACTTTTCAACCGGTGTCTGGATACGGCGCAGATGCGACAGGGTTGCAGCATAGGACATCCGAGCAAGAACCTGCGATACACCTACCTTGGTCGCATTGGACAGGGACGACGACGAGGACATGCCAAGTCCGAGAACTGTAAAGTTTCCAGTGGACAATGCCTGCTTCAACTTGCTCTCGATGGTCGACATTTTCAAGATCTTGTACAAGTTGCTCGAATTCAAGATCTCCATGGGACGCGGCGTACCCTTTTTCCACGAATCGTGATTGACCTCCTGCACAAACTCGTTGCGCGTATCGTTGCAGACCTTTTGGAAGAGTTGGCGGAAGAGATGGGTCAAGAGCGCACCGGGCATCACAACGCGCTTGTTCGGGTAGGCATCGCGGTCATCGAGCGGGATCTTTTTGAGGTAGGTCAAGAGCAACCGACGAATCATGGTGGCAATGACCAGGACCCTGCGTGCATTCAGAACCTCGGGCGTCGATGTCTCTCCACTGAACTTGACGTGAGGCAGCAACTCTGTCGTCAAGAGGTGACGAACATATGCGCACTTGTCCTCCTGGGTCGTTCCATACTGCAGATGATTTGTGAGGTAGGACACTGCATCCTGCTGACTAAAGACTCCAAGTTCTGCCGTGTCACGGAAGGAGGCACCGAGCAACTCGACGTACGGATCTGTGTGGGACCCCCAGATGAGAGACGCAATCTCGAGATCGGAGACAATACCCAGTGCCTTGAAATAGACCATGATCGGAATGTCTTCGCGGAACCGGGGCACGCACGCCGTCATGGGAAATCCGAACCCATTGAACTTGGAACTCAGGCGAATCTCGAGTTTCTTAGGCGGAGTTGTAAAGGATTCGTGCAGAGACTTGAACTCGACGGAGAAGAGATGCTTGGACGCCGACCGCTTGTTCTGGAAGATCATGATCCGATTATCTGCAATCTTCTCCTGGCACAAGATGGTGCGCTCTGATCCATGAACCACAAAGTACCCGAATGGATCGCGTGCACACTCGCCCAACTCCTCGATGCTTGCCGGGTAATCCTTCAGCAGACAGAGCGACGACCCCAGCATGACAGGCACCTTGCCGATGGAAATGCCATCAAAGACGTGGGACTCCTCTGTATAGGTATCAAAGAGAGGACCCTTGTACGTCCTTGCCACAAAGCGCACGTCCATGTACATTTGTGCCGCATACGTAAAGTTACGCGTACGTGCCTCCACTGGCAGCATGGGTTTGACACGCCCAGTTGCCTCCTGCAGACGGGGTTTCATGTAGGTCACATTCTCAAACGACAACTTGAACTCGTACTTGTACTTCTTGGTCGTTTCATCCTGCTCGTGCCAAACGGTGATGGGGGGCGTCGACTGCACGATCAGCGGGATCTTGGTGCGGATAAAGTCTTCAAACGACTCGATCTGATGGTCGACGAGGCGAGCGACACCGTCCTTCGAAAAGTAAGCAGTTGCAGCGTCCCACTCCATGCTGAATTGCACTGGATTCCCTCTAAATAAATGCTCTTCGTTTTTACAATGAGCACCCGGATTGTGAAAGTCGGAGCAGGACCTCCTCCTGTTCCTGTCCCTGTACCTGTACGGTCTGTCACTCGGAAAGCACCGTCTGGAGGGTTTAAGAAACACAAGACATACCCTGCAAGCAGTCTCCGGAAGACACGGAAGATTCGTCCAGTCTCGAATCCCTCACAACCACCTCCGTCTGCTCCGGGGGTGATTCGAATCTTAACGGCCAAGGGACAAGAAGCAGATGAGACAAATATAAAGAATACAATTGATCGTATGAGTGAACCCGAAATACGCCGCACACTTGCAAAATCCGGCATGACTCTCCGATCAAAGAACAAGCATCTGGCAAAAATCATTCTCGGGAGCGGAATGGCGGCAGGAATGATTCCCCATTAAAGGGGTAATGACGTCTCTATGGGGTCCACTTGGATGGATGACCTTGCATTCGATGGCATCTCTTTATCCGGATATCCCCTCAGACTCTGAGCGCAAACTCATGACGTCCTGGTTGACACATTTTCAGGATACGATCACATGCCCATCCTGTCGCGACCACTTTACGACATCGCTCGAGTCGTATCGTGCTCAGTTTCCGAATATGATGAGTTCGCGACAGACCTTTATGGTCTTTACACTCCGAGTCCACAATTCAGTGAATCGGCGTCTCAATAAACCAATGTACAAGACGGTGGACGAGTGTTACGAGACGTTGCGCAATGTTGTAAAGTCCAAGACGACTCGCGACTATCGCATGGCATATTATACACATATTCGCAGACAGTGGAAACTCTATCAAGATGCGACAGGCATGTCTGCACTTCGAAAGATCAATGACATGCTAAAAATCGAGGGGGACTATGCAGCACCTCGCTCGAACAATTTTGAAGTCCCGATTCAAGACGATGTGGTTGTCATTGGAGACTTGCCGATCCAAGTTGCCGGAGCAATTGTGGATATCCGTCCCCAGCAGTCGCAGACAGTTGGGCGGCGATTACGGTTTACAGGCGGTGTGATGAAATTTTTCTGAAAATTTTCCTGATTGCTCTATAAATGAGCACATCTGAACCTGAAGTCCCTGCGCCTGCCCCCGCCCCTGCGCCCGCCCCCGCGCCCGCCCCTGCGCCTGTGCCTGTGCCGACCATCACACTGACCGAGTTGCTTGGAGTCCACGCGGTTGTGGTTGCCAAGGAGACGGCGGACAAGGCGTTACTTGAACCTCTGACGAAACTTGTGGCGTCCCACGACCTTCTGCGTCCCCTGTTAGTTCAGTGGGCGACGGGTGGGTTTTCGACAACCACCTCGATCCAGTCGTATGCGGTGACGGCGCCTGGCACGTGTGCGGACGGTGTCAAGCGTGCCCTCTGCGAGTACATTGAGTACCTGCTTGGCACGACAATGGGTGGTCTGATGACGCAACTGAGAGCGCTTGCCCCCGAAGTTGTGTTCAGTTATGCCTTCCCGGGCGATGCCTGCATTGCGATCTTTGCTGCCCGTGGACCCGCGCCTGCGCCCGCGCCTGCTCCGGAGGTGCAGGTCACGGAGGTTCCTGTGGTGCCGTCCGCTTAAGTGATTAGGCGGATACTGTGGTTATAATGGTCTGCCACGACGATCACGCCGCTCGATGTCAAGGCGACTCCAAACGGTTGGTTGAAGCTCGCGCCCGTACCCGTTCCGTCTGCAAGGGCGGGACTGCCGCTTCCTGCAAGCGTGGTGACGACGCCAAGGGGCGTCACGAGTCGGATGCGGTGGTTGCCCAGCTCAATCACGACGATCACGCCGGTCGAGGTTACGGCGACTCCGGTCGGACTAGCAAAGTTAGCGGCCGTTCCCGTTCCGTCGGCGAACCCACCACTGCTGCCTGCGATCGTTGTGACCACCCCCCCAGGATACGTGATACGTCGGATACGGTTGTTCTCCGCGTCAGCTAAGATGATGTCGCCGGTCGAGGTCATTGCGAGTCCCCGCGGAAGACGAAAACTCGCACCCGTGCCCGTGCCGTCTGCAAAGTCGTAATTGCTTCCCGCGAGCGTCGTGACTACACCGCCGGGGTAGGTTACAAGACGAATGCGGTGGTTGTCCGAGTCAGACACGACGATCACGTCGGTCGATGTCACTGCGACTGCACCCGGTCTTCTGAAGCTCGCACCCGTACCCGTGCCGTCGGCAAAGTCGTAATTGCTGCTGCCTGCAAGCGTCGTGACAACGCCGGAGGTGGGATTCACGAGGCGGATGCGATTGTTGAACGTGTCGGCGACGACAATAATCCCGTTTGAAAGGAGGGCGACTCCAAGCGGGTAATAGAAGCTCGCTGCTGCGCCTGTGCCGTCGGCGAATGTTCCGCTGCCACTACCTGCAAGCGTCGTGACAACGCCCGAGGTGGGGTCTGCGAACCGGATGCGATTGTTGAACGTGTCGGCGACGACAATCACGCCGCTCGATGTCAAGGCGACTCCAAATGGGTAGGTGAACCTTGCGTTTGTTCCCGTTCCGTCGGCAAAGGCAGGACTGCCGTTGCCAGCAAGTGTAGTGACAACACCACCGTTCACCCATGTCGCCCCACGTCTCGCTCGCCCATACGACACTGCACCATGCGCAGATCCAAGAAACGGCATCTTATTACTTTCACAGAATAGAACTACAGTACTCAAATGTCGGAGTCCATGCAGTCGATTGCGAGCGGATTGAGAAACAAGAAATTGAAAAAGATCATTGGCGTCTATCAAATTGAATTTGTAGATTTCAAAGCATCCGGGTTAGGCGATTTCATTCGCGGATCCTTCACCATGATGCAGTTGGTTCGTCTTCTCAATAAATACACTCCTGCCAATCTTACGTACGACCTTGATTTTCGTAACCATCCAATGAGCAAGTGGTTGGTGTGCGACAAGGGATTGGAGAAACCAGAGTTTTACTCAGAATTGACCAACATGCACATCGATACGTTAATGGTCAAACAAGACGAAGCAGATTTGGGGTACCAGCACCTGCTTCGCGAGATGATTCGATTCGTCAATAAGTCGGGCGGTCCGACGGTCCATGGATTCGTCTGCCGCGATGATGTCTTTGAAGAGATTTTGCAGTCTGAGCGTGATGTAATTAAGTCTCGTATGGTCCCGACCCCCGAGATGGATGCATATGTGACGGACACTCTGAGTGAGATGGGGATCACAGGTCCGTACTCGGTTCTCCATATCCGCATGGCAGATGAAAAGTGCTTTCCCCCTGTCCCGATTGATCAGTCGGTTATCGACGCGCTGATATCTGCAGTGAATGCGAAACTCGGCGACGAGCAGTATGTCTTGATTTCCAACAGTGATCAGGTGAAGGATGCGTTTGCCGGGCAGAGCATCCACTCCAAAAAGACGGCAATCTGCCACATTGGACAGAATGACACGCAGACCCTGCAGCAGACCAAGGATACGTTGCTGGATTACTTTATCATGTCGCGTGCCGAGAAGATCCACGCCTTTTCGACCTATGATCGGACTGGATTTAGTTTGGAGTGCAGCAAGGTCTATTCAATTCCGTATACATTTACGAAAATCGCCACGGATCCGCCGCAGCAGAGCATGCATTTCCCAATGGTTTAACCGAAGGTGGTGAGTTGACCAAGTACAGTCCATGCCGATCCAGTGTACATTAATGTAAAGGTTTCTAACTCCACACGATTTGCCGTCGCGGTGGGCGCCGACCCACCTGACCACTTAATCGTTTGTGCGACTCCAGCAATCTGGAGCGCGCTGATGTAGTAGGGTGTTGCGCCTTGGACTAACGTAAAGACCACCGAGTAACTCTTGTTGGCAACTGTGGGCAGATTGGTCAAGTTAATGGTAAAGTTCGCAGACATTGAGGATACATACCAGATATTGCCCGTCGACCAATTGGCAACCACCGTTCCGCTGCCTGGACTGGCAATTGTATTCAGCGTCTCCTGAATCTGCTGGACGGAGATGGTTCCTGCACATGTGAGCGGCGCCCGGACAGTCAATGCGGTGCTCGAGTTGGAGGTGTAGAGCGAATTTTCGAACGGCAGGATACCGCCAGATCCAGAGAGAGGTGTGAGTTTGCGGATCTTGCCGCCATTACCCTCGTTGGCATAAATGAATCCATTCGGGTCGATTCCAAGCGTAAACCCAGTATTGCCAAATGTAGCAGCGGTTCCAAGACCGTCCAACGACGGATTGGGTTGGTTATCCATCGTACCTGCGATAACTGATACCACATATGTTCCTGCGCTCACCTTTATCACTGCACCGTAATAGTCCTGAGCGTATATGTTTCCAGCGGGATCTAGAATGATAACATTTGTAGAAACGTAGGGAGAAATGGATGCAAGAGATGTTCTTACACCGGATGTAGTAAGACTGAAAAGTTGACCACCGTTATTTGCCCCTGTAAATGCATTCAGAGTAGGGTTCCATACCAAAGCGCGAGTAGCTGGCGATCCACCGGTCACTGATATTGTTGATACGACACCTGTGGATAGAACACATCTTCTATACGTACTGAAATTGTCAGCGAAATACAGTGTTGTGTAGGTAGAATCAAACGCTAATGCAACTACATCGTTTAGTATCGCGTTCGTGCCTGTACCATCTGTAATAGTTCCCACCGAAGACCCTGCAAGTGTCGTAACTGTATTCGTGCTTAAGGTATACTTGCGAATGCGTGATTGATCACCTATATATACGTCTCCCAAAAGATCAATTGCAAATGCTTTTATGTTAGTGAACGTAGCAGATGTTCCCACGCCGTTGGTTGAACCCGCAGACGCAGTACCTGCAACAGTTACCACGACACCGGTCGCCGGATTGAATTTACGAAGGTACGTGCCGTAGTTATCCGCAAAGTACATATTCGAATCATAGGCGTTATAGGACATATACGTAGACCCCATCACTCTTGCATTCGTGCCCGTTCCATCTGTTATCACATTGCTGCCGTTGCCGATAAAGGTGGTCACGTTCCACAGTGTGGGCGTCGCAGGCACGTTATTGATTGCGCCTCCAGACAGGGTGACACCGCCCACCTGTCCGTTGCTCAGTGTGACTCCGCCCACCTGTCCATTCAAGAGGGTTACGCCGTTGAGTGCATTGTTGCTCACTGACAATCCGCCAAAATAGGGTTGCAAGGTTACCTTGCGAACATTGTTGCGATCGCGATCTGTAAAGTACATGGTAGATCCAGGAATGAGGCA